TAATCCACCTGCCACTAATGCTGCCCTAACGGCCTCTAGCGTAGTTTCTTTTGCAGCACCAGAAGGTAAGGCAGAAGAATTAACATCTATCTTTCCAATCAAATTTGAACCAACAGGCAAAGGGTCTATTATTTTCTTTATACCATCAGTATCTAATATGCTCTTTATTTGTGCTAAAGTTGCTTGGGTTGCAGGGTCGGCTAGTTTGGTTAGTATGCTGTCCAGGCTGTTTTTTATTCCGTCTTGCTTGGCAGAAGTAGCCGCACCCGTTGGTAAGGCAGAAGATTGCACTCCCACAGATAAGGGATTGGTATTTTTTATTACATCTAGTTTTTCATCAACCAGTGTAACTCTACTACTCATTTCAAAAATCACCCTTTCGTATTAAAATCAGCCTCTATCCTTGCGCATTGAATATAGACCGTTAAAAGTAAAGGGAGGCCGTTAAGCCCCCCCCGAAAGATTACAGTACACGATAGTAAATTTCATAAGTGCCTTTTATTCCAGCACTTGCGCCGCTCGCCACCGAACCGGTTACCCATTTGCCAGCAGCTAACCGCTTAAATGGTTTCCCATTAGTACCGGCAGATTCGTCATTAGTGTATGTTCCGGCAGTTGCAACATTAGCCCCATCAATCAAGGTATCGCTGGAAGTTGTTGCATTAGTTGCGGTAGTACCAACATCAACGGTGCAAGCATCAGTAGTTTTGGTGGTTACCACTAAGGCAACGTGTTCCACCAGAATATCGCTTGCTTCGGGATTTTTCCAAGAGAAAACACCGCCGCCAGTATCAACCGCCGCTAATGCACCGGTAACTTTTTTAAGTGCGCCACGGTCTAATTCAGCAGCAGTAGTTTTTATTGCGGTTCCGTTTTGGTGTAACTGCCCGGTAGGTCCTGCAACCTGCACTTCAGAGCCTACATCACCTACCCATAAGCCCAACGCACCAGCTAATTTGCCTTTTCTAAAATGGTTCCATGCCATTATTATTACCTCCTTAAATAAGGTATTGGGCAGGTTTTTACGCCTGCCCATTTAATTTATTGACCTAAGCAGCAAAGTTTCCGTAAATCCACAGCGGACTTAAATACCCGTAGCTCCAGCGTCCGATAACCTTGTACTTCGCAATTTCAGTATCGAAGTCTACCTGGTTGGCAAAGTCCGGTTTCCGGCGGTCAAACCACAGCAGTTCTTCCTTTGCCCGTGCGGAGTCAATCATAAACCACGCTTTTGGATTAGTCAGGAACGGCCACTCAATGACCTTCAGATTGCCCTTCCATACGTTGATACCGTGTTCGGTGGTATCGGGTTCTTCATCAGTTTCGGCAATAATCATAGCTTTCTTCCGAAGTGCGGAAGGTACAATCAGGGTATCTAACTGAGTAAGGATTTTATTGTCCTTGTCGTCAGTCCATTTCAAAGCCTCGGTTCTGGTGGTTTCCACGTTGTCAGCGGTCAGTTCCAGCGTACCCATATTGCTAAAAGTAGAAGAGCTACCCGGCATTTTGGGATGGTCGGTAGCACATAGAGGCTTACCGTCAGGGCCAACAAAACCGCCATTATTGGCGTTATTAAACACACTGGCAGCGTGAATTTGCCGGGTGTAATAGGTTACACGGGAAAGTTTCTTAGTGCGGTTTTTGATTTCCGCATACTGGTCGTCGTCAACCAGTTCTCTTTCCAGTTGCATACCTTTGGAGTATTTCTTGTGGGTGAAGATAGCTTTGAACCCTTTATCGAAGTCCTCATAGCTTACCTTGCCTTCCCATTCGTCCATAATCCCCAGTTCACCAGTCCCCAGGAATTGCTCGAACGCCTTGGTGGAAGTCTCAACGTTAAAAATTAGCGGGATATAGTCTTTCATTTCCCGCTGGTGTTGTCCAAATATTGCTCTTAACCCAGGGGTTAAGAGTTCTGCCCAGTTATCACTTTTAATTGACATTTTCTTATCCCTCCCAGAAAATAAATTAAGCCCCGATTACAGGGCTTTTGTTGGGTATTGATTTAATTTGCTTAACCTTTTAATTGGTGTTAAAAAGGTGTTTGCGAATAAGTACATCCATGGTCAGGTTAGCCGGATTGATAGCAAGGGCTGCCAGAGGTCCTTTTTCCGCGGAATTTGCATCAGTTACGGCAGCATTAGCATCAATGGTATTCTCGTCTTTAAGGTCAATGCCTGCAGTACCCACATTGATTACGTCGCCAGCTTTACCGGCGTTACCCAGGAGAATGTACTTACTGGTAGTATCACAAGCAGCGGGCATAGCCTGGAAATGCAGGGTATCAGAATCACCGGCATAATCGGTTACAGTACGGATGCACCCGGCGTTGGTACCGGCATAAACATAAAGCAAGGCTCCATTCCAAACGTCATTGCTCGAAGTCGAGAGTGAGGTATCTGCCAGAGTGGTCGTGCTGCCACCGGTAGCGGTGCTGTCTTTCTGGTCAGCAAAGGAACAACGATAAATATTAAACGGATTATCGTATACCTTGCCATAGGTTATCCCGGCAGTGGGGTTATCAGCAGCAGTAATGCTTTCTGCCATAACACCCAGTACATTGGCAGCATTAGCGGCGGCCTTTGCTACCTTGCCATTTGTGAGTACCACCATGTCGCCTTTACTAAAGGCAGTATTAGGAGTGAGTTCGTATTCTCTCCCGTTGTCGGTAACATTCAGTAAGTTACCAATCAGTTCAAAACCGTTGGTAGTTCTACTTGCGGTGTAAGCCATTATTCAATCACCTCTCGTTTATTTGTTTTTGGCATATTCTTTAGGCGATATGCCCAACCTTTTAGCCATAGCGAGTTCGCTTTTGTTTAAACTGCCTGCTCCGGCAGTAGCGGCAGAACCGCCTTTCTCAACACTCATTTTGCTGCGTTTACTTACGTTAGCGAGTGTCTTTTGCTCTGTCGTGGTTTTAATGCTATCCAGTAAATCTCCAGCTATCAGCTTGTCTCCCAGAACAAACTTCATGGCAGTTTGGAAATCCAAAACTGAGCCATTCTGGGCAAAGTCATCAATCTCTTGAATATACTTCGCAGCCAAGGGGTTTTTGGCTATATATTCGTTGCGGTCAGTCATGTACTGGGTGGTTTTACTTCCCTGCTGCTGTTGGACTTCATACTGTCTCAGCCGTTCCTCAGCCTGCCATAACCGGTATTCCCTGGCTACGTCCTCTCTGGCTAAATTAACCGCAACTTCTTCTTCATAACCCAAATCAGTCCAACGCTTTATTAGCTCCTGTTGCCGGTTTCCCCACCACCTATTCATTTCCTGTTCTTGTTTCTTTGCATCTGCCTCCTGCATGGCACGTTCTTCCTGGATACGCCTTTCACGGGCTAACCTCTCCCCGATAATACGGTCAATGTCCTCCTGGGTAAATAGCTTTGTTTCGGACTTAGGAGGCTCTTCTTCCTCCTCTTTAGTTTCTTCCTCGACTTCTTCCGGGTTGGTATCTTCCTCGGAATCATCGTTTTCGAGTAAGTTTTTTAATTCGTCCGCATCTATTTCCTCCAAATCATCATCAACAGTATCGTCGCCACCAGTAACGCCGGTATCGGGTATTAAATAAGGCTGCCTTTTAAAACCAAACAAATCGTTAAACATTAAATATCTACCTCCCGTGTTTTAAGGCCCGTCAGCCTATAATTTCCTTGCAGCTTTTAAAGCCTTCAGCACGTTTTGGGCATGAAAAAAGAAGTACCCTAATGGATACCCCTTCGAGCGACAGATACACCCCTTAAATTAGCCCCTGGACACCCCCCATCGCCTCCTGCAATATTCCCCTCTCGGCTAACATTTGCAGGATTGATTGTACTTTCTCATATCTTTGTTCAGGCGGTAGACTGGCTAAGTAAGTCTGTACCTCCTGTGGTAACAGGTTAATAATAGTGTCTGCGAGTATTTCAGCCTCGGACTCTATATCCCGTTCTGGTTGTTGTGGCAACGGTGCTGCCTGCTGTTGTCCACCTTGTGCCTCCTGCGTAAGCTGTTGCATGAGTTCCATTAAGGCCATTTCCCTTTGACCTTCGGGTAATTGCCTAATAGCCTCCATTAAATCAGGTCGGTTCTGCTCTAAGTATTGGGCAAATTCTAATAGCTGTCTGGATTGAGCCTCCTGCTCCGGCATGGGTGGTTGTTCTTGCGGTTGCATAGCCCTACCACCTTGTTGCATAGCCTGTTGTGCTAACATTTGTTGCTGTTGCTGTGCCTGTTGCTCCTCTATCTGCTGTTGCATTTCCTCAATCGGTGGGAATTTACCGGTATCCATTACCTTAAGGAATGTAATAACGTCAATAATCCCCCTCTGTAGCAGTTCTTTGGCTATCTCGATATTGTAGAACCTGTCAGCAGGTTGTACGCTAGAAGTCCGGCAATAGCTATCAAAGTCAGGAAAATAAACTTCGTGGGTTTCAGGGTTTAATGTTTCGGGATTAACCTGATTGAACGGCATTGTTTCGCCCGTTCCTTGGTCATAAACCTTCAGCATATCCTCCTGGCGATATGTGCCGTAAGTATGTCCATCGTCCCCCATGATTCGGAATTTCCTCTGCTCGGTGTAGTTCTCAGCTATAAGCCGGTTGGTGTATGTTCCCGCCTTTTCGTAGCTGTCGGTAATAGCCATCTCTTTGATTCTTAACCGCACCTGCGCCCTTGCCGATAATTCAGCAATAGCCTTGAAAGCGGTTACGCTTCCAGGTGTTCTGCCCTGGGAAATATCAAATCTCCCGATAATGGATTCCATGACAGATTGTATCCGGTTCATTTCGCTTTGCAGACTGGCTGGTACTCCCTGCCCGTATTCCCGCTTAATTCCGGCTATGCTCTTCACCCCAAACCACATACCGGGTA